ATGGATATGACATTCACTCTTTATGGAATTAACATACTAGATTACCTAGACCTTTACAGGAAACATACATTTGTTAATCAAGAGTCATACAAACTTGACCACATTGCACATGTCGAACTTGATAAAAATAAGTTAGATTACTCTGAATATGGTTCATTACATAAACTATATCAACAGAATTATTCCAAGTATCTAGAGTATAATGTTAAAGACGTAACACTTGTAGAAGACCTAGAAGATAAACTAGGACTATTAGAGTTAACTTACTCAATGGCTTACAATGCAAAGTGTAACTATTCAGATACATTCGGAATGGTCAAGTACTGGGAAACAATTATATACAATTTCCTCAAAGAACAGAACATCCAAACACCACCACAAAGATTAGACAGAACCAAACACAATCAAATTGTCGGTGCATATGTTAAGGAACCTCTTGTAGGGAAACATGATTGGGTTATGTCATTTGACTTAAACTCACTCTATCCTCACATTATTATGCAACATAACATCTCACCCGAGAAGATGATTAAGGGTGGTGCAAGAATGGATGTTAATGTTCAGAAGATGTTGGATGGTGATGCAGACTTATCTGAACTTAAGAAGAACAACAGAACAGTAACACCAAATGGAGTGATGTTCACTAGAAACAAACAAGGTTTTCTTCCCGAACTCATGGAGACATTCTATGATGAAAGAAAGATGTGGAAGAAGAAGATGATTGAGTATCAGATTGAGAAGGAGTCTTGTAAAGAATTAAAACGAAAGAGAGAACTTGATACACTTATCAAACGTGCATACAACAATCAACAGGTCAGAAAGATTGCACTTAACTCTGCATATGGAGCTCTTGCAAACCAATACTTTGCATTCTTTGACCCTAACCTTGCAGAAGCAATCACCATGACAGGTCAGTTAGTTATCAAAACTGCAGAGAAAACAATCAATAAGTGGATGAACGATGTCCTCAAAACTGAAGACAAAGACTATGTGATTGCAATGGATACCGACTCAGTCTACATAACTTTTGACGACCTAGTGTCACAAGTGTTCCCCGAAGACACCGACAAGGGTAAAATATGTGACTTCCTTAACACTATCGGACAAGACAAAGTAGAACAGGTTCTTGCAAAGGGATATGACGAACTTGCAGATTACACTAATGCATTTCAACAGAAGATGCAGATGGGTAGAGAGGTTATTGCAGACAGAGGTATTTGGACTGCAAAGAAACGATATATCCTAAACGTATTTGACAATGAAGGTGTGAGATATGAAACACCTAAACTCAAGATGATGGGTATTGAAACTGCAAAGTCCAGTACACCACAATGGGTCAGAGGTAAACTTACAGATGCATTCAAAGTTGTTATGAACGGAACCGAAGAAGAATTATGGGATTTCGTAGAGACTGCACGAAAGGATTTTAGAAACCTTCCAGTAGAAGACATGGCATCACCAAGAGGATGCAACAACTTACAGAACTACAAAGATACATCAATGATTTACGGAAAGGGAACACCTATTCATGTCAGAGGTGCATTACTTTACAATCACGAATTGGAGAAGAAGAACATCCATAAACGATACGAACTGATTATGAATTCTGATAAGATACGTTTTACATATCTTACACTTCCTAATCCAATCAACGAGAATGTCATTTCGTTTCCAAATGTCCTTCCAAGAGAACTTGACTTGAACAAGTATGTGGATTATGATATGCAGTTTGATAAATCATTCATAGAACCATTGAAAGCAGTCATTGGGTTAATTGGATGGAATGTTGAACCAGTTGCAAGTTTAGATTCATTTTTTTCATAAATAAAACTATGTCTACTAAGAACTTTAAACAAGCAGAATTCCATGTAACAATCGTTAAAATCGTGGATGGAGATACAGTTGATGTCGACATAGACTTAGGTTTCTCTACTGTTCTAAAAAAACAGAGAGTTCGCTTGATGGGTATAGACACCCCCGAGTCTAGAACAAGAGATAAAGTAGAAAAACTATTTGGAAAAGCTGCAAAATCACATCTTAAACATCTTCTTTCAGAAGGTGAAATCACATTAGTCTCTCATGATAAAGGAAAGTTTGGAAGAATCCTTGGTGAATTATTTGTTAGTCATGAAGAAACAGACGAAGATTGGATGGATGAATCAGAAGGTCATCGAACCTTTGAAGGACAACATAGAGTATCAGTCAATCAACAAATGATTAATGACCATCATGCAGTGGAATACACTGGTGAGAACAAAGATACTACAGAAGCAAGACATTTAGAACATCGTAACCTTTTATTAGAGAATGGAACTGTTACTCAAGAACAGGTGGACGAGGTATCATAATGATTATCACGATAATGGATTGTTTTTATATAATGATGATTGCAGTCATATTCGGATTCATAATTCATCTAGAAGTTCAAATTAGACTTCTAAGAGTCATGATGGAAGAACACACCAAAGTTTCAGGCAATATGAAAGATTGTTATGATAAAATTCAAAAACTAGAAAAAAAACTCTAAAAACCCCTTGTAAATTTCACCAACCATGTGTATAATAGATGTATACATTATGGAGAAGTGTTATGTCATTTTTAAAAGATTTAGTAAAAGCATCGGGAAACGAATATGCAAATATAGTTTCTGATGGTGTTGCAGCTGGAGATGTAGATTCGTTTATTGATACGGGTTCTCATATCTTCAATGCACTATTAAGTGGTTCACTATATGGTGGACTTCCCTCAAACAAAATTACTGCAATAGCAGGTGAATCTGCAACAGGTAAAACCTTTTTTGCACTAGGTATGGTTAAACAATTCCTAGAAGACAACAAGGATGCCGCAGTAATTTATTTTGAATCTGAATCTGCAATATCGAAAGATATGATTGAAGACAGAGGAATAGACTCTACAAGAGTTGTTATAGTTCCCGTTGTTACAGTCCAGCAGTTCAGAAATCAAGCAATCAATATACTTGATAAGTATATGGAAACCCCAAAGGACAAACGTCCACCAATGATGTTTTGTTTAGATTCACTTGGTATGTTATCAACAACCAAAGAAATCGAAGACACTGCAGAAGGTAAAGAGACCAAGGATATGACTCGTGCTCAAATCACCAAAGGTGCATTTAGAGTATTGACGTTGAAACTAGGTCGAGCAGGTATCCCTATGATTGTTACAAATCACACATATGATGTGATTGGTTCTATGTTCCCTCAAAAAGAAATGGGTGGTGGTAGTGGACTCAAGTACGCTGCATCATCAATTATCTATCTCTCTAAGAGAAAGGAAAAGGAAGGAACGGAAATCGTTGGTAATATCATTCACTGTAAGAATGCAAAGTCAAGATTGACTGTTGAGAACAGAGTGGTTGATGTAAGGTTATCATACGACAAAGGGTTAGACAGGTACTATGGTCTATTAGACATGGCACTTGCACTAGGTGTATTTGAGAAAGCATCTACAAGAGTTAAACTTCCAAATGGTAAAACCGAATTTGGTAAGACGATTAATAATAACCCCGAGAAGTACTTCACACCCGAAGTGATGGAAAAATTAGAACAAGTAGCACAGGAATACTTTAAATATGGAAACACGAATAGAACAGACAATTCTGAAGAATCTGATTCAGAGTGAAGAGTTTACACGGAAGGTCATCCCGTTCATAAAGGACGAGTATTTCACCGACCAAACAGAGAGGACAGTATTTACAGAAGTAAAGGATTACTTTGACAAATACACCAAAGCACCAACAGTCGAAGCACTTCTCATAAACCTTGATAACAATACCTCGTTAAACGAGAATGTGGTAAAAGGTTCTAAGACAATAGTTGATGCAATTGGAAAATCCAATGAACCTACTCCATCCGAATGGTTGGAAAACGAAACTGAACAATGGTGTAAAGATAGAGCAATCTATATTGCAGTCATGGATAGTATCGAGGTCATTGATAAGAAGTCTCAGAGGTCAACAGGTGAAATACCCGAACTCCTTAAGGATGCACTTTCCGTGTCCTTTGACGTGTCAATCGGACACGACCAAATCGAAGACAAGGATGCAAGATTTGAATTCTACAATACGGAAGAAGAGAAGTTACCTTTCGATTTAGAATACTTCAATAAGATTACTAAGGGTGGATTACCCAACAAGACACTCAATATCTGTTTAGCAGGTACGGGTGTTGGTAAGTCATTATTCATGTGTCACATGGGTGCAAGTCATTTGATGATGAACAAGAATGTTCTTTACATCACAATGGAAATGTCAGAGGAAAGGATTGCAGAGAGGATTGATGCAAACATCATGAATGTCCCAATGCAAGACTTACCCGAAATGTCTAAGAAGATGTTTGATAAGAAGATTGATAAGATTGCAGAGAAGACTAAAGGTAGATTAATTGTAAAAGAATATCCTACTGCATCTGCACATGTCGGTCACTTCAGACATTTACTACAAGAACTTGATATCAAGAAAGATTTCAAACCCGATATCATATTCATAGATTACCTAAACATATGTGCATCACATAGGATTAAGCCTGGTGCTGGTGCAAACTCTTATACACTTGTTAAGAGTATTGCAGAAGAACTTAGGGGACTTGCAGTAGAGTTTGATGTACCAATTATGAGTGCAACTCAAACAACACGAAGTGGTTATGGT